AAGGCAGCACCTCTGCCAAACTTTTCTGATAGTTCTTCAAAATACATTAATGTATCTACTACCAACGGTGTCATTACTTGACTGCTTTCACTGGGGTTCATCTCTACCTTCTTATAATCAGAAGTAGTGGGAACCAGTTTTCCCCCCGTACCTTTTTTCCGCATAAATTGAGACATATCTTGCAAGATCAAGTTCATAGGTACACCCTCACTTATCTTCATAGACGGCCCTATTTTACCTATAGTGGTGTCATATGTATCGTGTAGCCCTTTTGGGGTATCAAATAGACCCCGTGCCATATCAGGCACTACAAATCGCTCTCCTGCACTCAACCAATCCTTACCAAATAAATCAGGGTTAGTTAGGGCAATTCTAATATCCCCAATATTGGGTACGCCCATTTTTTGTAAGTTATGCCTATCTAGACCTTTAATTAAACCTGCCCGTAAGGTTCCCGTAGGTAATTCTGAAATGTATTTTGCCATATAAAGCGGATTTTTTATGGACTTAAAGTTTCTGAAGGGAAAAATTGTAATGCCTCTGGTTTCCACTTTTCCAGTTTCAGGATTTAAAATTTTATTTCCATTACTGTCTAACTTAGGTATATTCTTATTTACACCAATAGAACGTATAGCATCATCTACGGCAGGAATTGCGTTAGAGGAAATTTTTGCTGTTTTAAATGCTTCCGCTACAAGCATACCCGTATGATGAGCAAAATCTCCAGATTTTTCCGCCATGTTCAAATACATTAACAAAGGGTCTGCGCCATCTCCCGCAATAGCTCTAACAACTTCATTGTGCGTTGAGGACATAGCAGAAGATGCAGAAGCATAACCATAATTTGCCTTATCCATAAATTCAACACCTGCCTGACTTTCTACAGGTGTGGCTACTCCTTTGCTATTTATCGAATAAACTGTATTTGCAGAGGTGGGGTCACCTACAACGCTGAATACAGTTTTATTCTCGTAATCGTCCCAATTAAGTTTTACAGGTTTAATTGTGTCGGGAGATTTAGTACCACTACTCATATGGTTTTCTAAAATTCTACGTTGGCCATCCATATTGCTGAATTTAGCGCCGGGGAAATTTGGTGTTCCCTCTGCTACCTGTTTTGCAGTAGGCTTATTCTTTAAGTCATTAAATATTTCTCCACCGTTTATTACATAAGGTTCGGGTGGTCCTTGGGTCTTTTCAGGGACAGGTGTTTCTGTTTTAGCTTTCGCTGGGTTGAGCGTCTTTTTCTTTATTGCTCCAACACCAAATTGACTAACTGCATTCGGATCAATTTCAAAATTATTAGCATTATTGGCAAGCCAACGAGACATATCTTTTACGAAGGGTTGTGCTACTTTAGCTAATTTTCCAGCTATTGGTACAACCTCTGCAGCCGACAATAGCCCTACGCCTGTGTTAATTGCCTTATCCGTAGTTGTTTGAGAAGTGTTAAAGCCATCTATAGCTTCATCTACAGCAAATGCTGCACCCACTGGGGTCCAATCCAAGAGGCCCATGCTTTCAACCATATTAGCATTACTTGGGTCACCCACAAATCCTACTGCCGCACGTCTTGCCGCATCACCTGACATACCCATAGCAGTGAATACATTCACCGCAATATCTTCCACTTTATTACGCATGGTAGGCTCTAAGGGAGATACTTGCTGATCGTAGCCTTCCGTATTAGTCTCTCTATTGTTAGGAATTTGGTTAATGGTCTGAGGGCTAAATCCTGCAGCCTCTGCATCTTCCTGAGAAATTCCACCCATGTCTTTATTATACGACATTAGGCCGTCTACGTTTTCCGCTTCCGCTACCACTGAGCCGCCCTTGTTATATCCCTTACTTATTGCGCCTATATCTGGGTAGTGATCACCCCCTGGAGAGAGTGTATTTTTAACGGCCCTTACTGTCTTATCCCACCAACTAGGAAAGGGTTTTTCGTAATTATCAATGGCATTAGGGTTTAGCTTTTTAACTTGTGGTGGCTCTCCGTCCTCGTTTAGTAAGTATAGTGCAGCGGCAGAAAGTCCGTCTTGTCCCTTTTGATAGTCCTCTGGATAGTAGTGTATCCATGAGCCATCAGACATATCTTCTTTGTCGCCTAAACTTTTTCTTTGATCTTCACCCGATCTAATTGAACTTTGATGATAAGATTGGATATCCTTTCTCCACACGCCTTTCTTGTCGGCCCTCATTGCACGTATTACGTCTGGGTTCTCATACTGAATTGTGTCTGAAAAGTTAGTCTCTACTACCCCGCCCTCACCTACTGGGCGTAGCCACGTTGCATCTGGATCATCATAAAACTCAACCAAAAGTTCATCGCTGCTTTTGGGTTGGTGCTGTATCAGTCTAGCAGCTTCGGGGCCAAACGTGTCTATGAACTTCTCTGGGTCTTCCATGTACAAGTCGTACACCCTCTTTGTGCCAGCGTGTCTAGCTTCGTGTGCTAGTACATCTTCACTTGCCCCTGTTGCACTATCGTAAGCTATACGATTTTCTTCGGTATCATGGTAAGCGTTGTAATTTTCACCCGGAGAAACTGTGTCTTTGTAATCAAAGTTAGCATCCCGATAACCTAATCTAGCAATTGGGTCTTCATTTAGGATGGCAGACATATCGGCATCCATCTCTACGTCTAGTCCAGAAAGATAATTGTCTCTCTGTGTATTCTTATCAACTGAGCCGCCCTTGTTATAACCAGAGGCTACTTGTACTCCCGGTTCAGCATCATCTATTATGGTTATCTTATGTGAATTTACATGGCCACTAGGGTCTACTGGTGCGTATTTATCATTATTTTTATTACTAAATGTATGATCACCAAGTGTAAGGGCGTTGTCTCCTACGGGAAAGTTAGTTCCCCTTTGCTTAGTAATGTCTAATGATTGAAAGAAGGTGTTACCCTTGCTGGCATCTTCACCCCTCGCAATATATTCCCGCATTTCAGATAAACCACTTTGAAGCAATGCATCTGTAATAGGTATATTTCTGTAGTGACCATAATCACCTACAGGCTCAAACGCACCCGGTTTCATAAAAACTTCATCTAAGGTGTTTGGAAATCTGTCGGATGAAAGACGATTAAATATGACACCACGTACCGCATTTCTACCTTCGACACCCTGATTGCCTGCCTCTTTGTGTACTACACGCTCAATGTCTTTTAAGTCTTGTAATGAAAGGGTTAAGCCCATATCGCCACGGTAATTCGGGCCTCTGGCCTGTGGGCGTACCTCTGCAGTTGGAGATGCCACGTCAGGTTCTTGGCTCATTAGACCTTCTGGACGGGTCTGTGGTCGTACAGATGTGAGAGGTGCTTCCATCTTATTCAGCTTCCTTTAATACTTCATCACGCAGCGTAGCAAAGCGTCTAAGCTCCGCTATAGCTCCCTGAGTTTCCAATATACGTGAGTGATCCTTTTGGGCCTCCAGCTGGCCTCTCAGCGTGTCTATGCGGGTATCTGCATACAGCTGCAGTCGGTCTAACTGTGACTTTGTATTTACCAGTGGTAGTAGTGAGCGATAGAACTCTCTTATATCGCTCATTGCATTGGAGCCTGACCTTGCGGTGCGGGTGGCACATTGCCACCATTTGCGCCACCGCCGCCACCAGTGAACCCAGCTTCATTCGGCCCTGGGGCCGCACCCGGTGCTATATTACCGCCGCCGTTACCTGTGGGGTCCGATACGGGTGGTGGACCGCCTGCAGCCTGTTCCTGACCCGGTGCAGCTTCTGGTGGGGCCATCATGGATTGTATCTCAGCCATCATCTTGGCCTGCAGGATTGTCTCCCTAGGATCATTAAGTATTTTCTCTTCGTCCAAGTCCATGCTGGCCGCTAATTCACGTAGGATGTAGTCATACTTAACCATCGGACCTAACGCTTGGTTGCCCTGCGTCATCTGCATAAACTGTAGCAGCTTCTGTGATCGGACCTCATTACGCATTAGGCTTTCAGTACCCTTAGCGGATACCTCTAGGTCACCCTTTGCGTATTCCTTATCAAAGTTAAATTGCATATTAAATGAGAATAGCGATTTAGCTAACGGTGCCAGTAGGTAGTCATCAAAGTTGCGTACCACCGCCTTAATAGACTGCGCAGCCGCACCCATCAGCATACTCATGCCAGAGGCCGTTCTACCTACCCCAGTTACGCCAGCCATGCCGTGTGAGAAGCTAGGAATGCCTGTCGCTTCATCTGCAAGCTGTCGAGCCTTATCGAACATCATGTTTAGCTCTTGGGATACGTTTTGATACTTAGTGGAGAAGATGGCCTGCCCCGGCGCACCCGCACTTCTACGGAACACCTTACCGGGATAAATCTCTAGGTCTTGCCCCGGTACTAGATTAGTCTCATCGATCTCAATTAATATGTTTCCACTCAGTGCCGCATTGTCTACAGACATACGCATAAAGCCATTCATTAGCAGCTGCGTGTCTTCCATGTTTTCGGCCACGCCTACGCCAAAGAAGGAGTAGGGATTTAGTTCATATGGTACAGCGCAGAATGGAATGCGGGTGGGAGTAAACGGATTTAATACTAGGCGTAGTATCTGACCATTACATATCCAAACATTAACCTGCAGCTGATCACGGTCTTGCATATCTTCGGGTATATCAAAGTTAGCTTCCTCCGCTAACTCTGCATCCATGACGCCCCAATATTCCAAAACTTCATAGCGATCTATGCTATCAATGTTACTGTTATCTTCCAACGTATTTTCATAATATTCACGAATGTAGTTGGCACCATTAGATATGGCTAATTCAATGCTTTCCTCACGAAAGTGTGGGCGTTGCTTTAACCCTCTAAGCTGGGAACGGCTCATTCGGTTACGTTGGATAACGTATTCCGCCTCATCCATGCTTCGTGCGTCTGGGTCTACATAAAAATCCCAGACAGAGATAAATTCTACTTTAGGTACGGTCTCATACTCTGGGGAATACTTCCCCCCCTCATCCCACCGTGGATATTCACGGTCAAAGGCAAACGGACCCTTCATAATGCCCGTACCAAACAGCGCACACTCAAATACGGTAGACCGTAGGTGCTTCTCTGCAGAGCTTTCCTCTAATTGTGAGTGTATTTTCTTCTCTAACTTACGTGCGGCCTCCTTAGCTGGCTCAAACGTAGCTGACGTAGCAGAAGTACCCGCACCCAAGACCAAGTCTTCAGAAACGTGGTTAAGTTTATCTTCATATAAGCCCAAGTCAGTAGCTAATTCTGGTCTAACTATAGAACTGGGAACCTCAAAGTCTACGCCCGTCTTATTCTTAACACTTTCAGTAGTAACTTCCTCTGGATCGTAGCTTATAGCATCTGCAGCACCGATAGGAAACTTTCTAGCATCAATACCAATAGGAAACTTACTGCCAGCAAACAAAACGTCTGTCATACTGGCATATGCAGCTAGAACTTTTGTCTTAGTGATCTTAACAAACGCCTGAGATTTTTCAGTGGAGGTGAATTGTACGTCTGGGCCATATATACCTCTATAATTTCTATAGGAGCGCAGCCAACGCTCCTCATCAGACTGTCTAAAATCTTTCGAGCGTTTAAATTTGTTTTCAACGTATCCCGCAATCCCCGAAAAATCATTATTTTCATTCTCCACATCACCAGTTTCATCTAGAGATACTAGATGTTCGACTTCCACAGTATCTTCAGGGGAAGGTTTATTTGGCTGCTTCATTAAAGACATACATTAATTCCTTATTAATAACCCATAACCATGTCGGCAGGGCGATATGCAGGTTTTGTGGTACCCATACCAAAATCAAACGGTGAGGCGGCTCTTGGTCGGCTCATCACGCCGTACCTAACGCTGTCGTAGGTGTGATCGGAGGCATATCGTTGGTCAATATCGTCCGTACCTTTAGGGCAGCTGGGAATGACAGGTAAGTCAGAAATAATCTGCCGACACGTATCAAAGAACACTATACCGGGTAGGTCAGTCTCCTCGTCTACCTTTAGGCGTTGGTGCATCATGTTTTTACCTGCAACCCTAGCCCCTGACGTGCGGTCACTGGGACGCCACCGACATCCCGCCTGTATCATCTCCTCCGCAATGGAGGGACCGATTTGGCCTCTGTTGTGCCAGCAACTACTGTCCAACATTCCGTACTGCATTGTCTCGCCCCGCTCCGCTTCCATCACGGCGTGGGCTAAGTCCTTACCCGTGTGCTTGCTGACGTATAACTCACGATAGACGTATAAAGTCTCAAATGAGGGATCGATGGCAAACCAGTGTACGGCAGAGAAGCTGCTATACCCGTAGTCGCACGATCTAAACCTACGCCAATCGTCTGGTATATCAAATGGCTTGCATACGTGCTTATCGTTGCGCCACTCACTAAATGCGGCTCCGTCTGCTACGCTCCAATCGCCGTCCAGCAATTGCCTTCGCTGGTTTTCGGGTAAGCCTAGGAGGTTAGCTTCGTACTGGCCGTCCTCCGCTAGGTAGGGATTATCCTTTAGCTTGGACGGTATAAATCTACGATTAAATAGCGGCTGGCCTTCCTTTGCGTGACCCACAGGGTACAGCATGGGATTACCAGTTTCTGTGTCCGTAGCTATAAACTTTTCACCCGCTGGTGCAGGCTTAATATACATATCTCTAACCCAGCCATGCCCTGGTCCCCCAGGGTTTGTGGTAGCCCGAATAAAGACAGGTAATTCCTTGTCTGTGGTACGCAGTCTGGACCGCATATAGTTGTAGCCAAACGGCGTAGAGTGCTGCGTTAACTCGTCCCAGCCAATCCAACTAAACGCCTGACCCTGATAGCGTAAGACATCCTGATCTCTCTCTAGGAAGGTAAACCACATCTTGGCTCCGCTAGGGAATACCCACTGGGAAGCCTTAACCCCAAACTTAGCTCCCGGATATGCCTTCGGATACATCTCCTGAGACTTCCAAACTAGCTCCCGTAATTCATCATTAGTTCGGCGTAGCAGGATACCCGCAAAGTTCTTATTACTAAAGTACCGCATGGGGTCTGCGAGTAGGGCGTAAGATTTTCCACCCCCGGCTGCGCCCCCAAATAATACCTCACGCTCTGACGAAGCTAGGAAGTCCGTCTGTGGCCCAGGGTTGGGGCTAAATACGACTTCCTTGTCTTTTTTCTCTTCTTCCACAACATTAAAATCTAGCCCCTCTGAGGCAGACTTAGGCTTACTTCTATCTTCCCACGCATCCAGCTTCTTCTGTTGCATAACCATAAGTCTTTTAAGGTCTGCACGTTTGCGTTTTTGTTTTGCTAATTCCTTTTCTGGTCCCGTCTTGGGCTTCTTCTTTTTAAGTTCAGACTTTTGCTTTTTAAGTATCTTAGCGTCTGGGCGGTATCTCTTAAATATTAAAGACATACCTTGGTGGGATAACTTTTTACCATACTTTTCAGAAATCCACGCCGCAACCTTTCGGGTACTGTGTCCATTCTCCATGTAATCCAGGGCGGTTTCCATGTGATCTATAATAGCTGGATCAGCTATGAGCTTTAATTCGTCTTCCTCACTAGGAATAAATCCGTATGGCTTGGCTTGAAATCTATTCTTACGGGTATAGGTTTTATCTTTAAACTTCATCTTCGCCTTGCTTTGGTGGTAATATAAACATAGCTTGGCCCGTGTTCTTAACCTCGACTTGCTCTTTCTTAACTAATCCCGTGCGATCTAATACCTGAGCGGCAGCTGCAATCTGGTTACGTGCGCCCATCGCCGTAGGATCGTCTAATACATCCAGCATACCGAATACTGCCTTGGGAGCATTAAACGCCAAAGTCTTCGATGCCAGATCGATAATATCTTCCTGTAGTGGGCCTAGAACATCTTTAAATTTAGTATTCTTAGCGTAACCCGCAATTACCATTGCCTTACGAATATCACCCTTGGCTTCGGACATTAGCGCATCCAGAAACGCCGACTGCATTTCAGTGTGTGGTTTTTTCTTCTTCTCAGTCATAACTAATCCCATAAAAATCTAAGTCTTCCTCAAGCTGGTCTACACGCTCCTCAAGAACGGCTACCCTAACCTGTAGAATTTGCTGAACCTGCATGGCACGTTGGATGCTCTCGCTAGGTTCAAAT